GTGATAACCAAGAAACCTTCTCAGGTACATAGTTAACTTCAGTAGAAACATCAATACCTACAGCTAAACCAACAGCTGATTTATGGTACGCCCAACAAGAGCGGATGTTAGAAGCAACAACTAAGCCACCTTCAGAACGAGTTTCGATCATCTTCCACTCGAAGCCCATGAATGTGTTCATTTCACCTGACATCAATACACGTAGTGCGTTGTAATCTTGTGAAGTGATAGTTGTGTTGTTCATCATTGACTCAATTGCAGCAGCAGAACAAACCATAACACGGCCTTCCATCGGAACACCAGCATCATTTAGTTTAGAAGCAGCTTCTGTAATCTTAGCCAAAGTCATGTTAGTACCACCGTTTGCAATAGCAGGCGGTGAAGTAACAGCTTCAAGAGCATCTAATACTAACTGATCAACTCTACGACCTAAAGCACCAGCAATAGTACCTGCTAGTTCTGTACGCTCGTCAAAGTTTACTTCAGCAGCATCAAAGATGTCTGTGTACTCAGGTGCAACGTAGTTAGCAAGAGTACATGCAACTTTAGCATGTGAAACGTCCATTGCTGTAACGTCTGATTGAGTAGTACCACGAGCAGCAGCTGTGCCTTTGCCCATAGTACGGAAGTTATGTGTATCACCTACTACGCCTGTACGAACTCGTACTGTATCACGTAATTTACCTGCGCCTTGAAAGGCATGTTTTACTTCTGCGTCAAACTGTGCTGATGCCGAAGAACTTAAATTAACTGACATGTTAATCTCCTATGAATAAAAAAATTATCTTACTTTCTCGATTCAAAGTGGCCATATATGGGTTCGAATCTAGCGCTTTAGAGGCGCTTAAACTACTCATACAGGCCGATTAACGGGTATCTGTGGCTTGATTATAACTTAAAGTTAAGTCAAGTATTAATTATTTACTGTCTAATTGTCTTTGCAGGTTCTTTACCGAAGAAGTCATCAAACTTCTGTTTAACTTCATCTCTAAATGCTGCTGATGATTGGTACTTCTCATCCGCCATTAGATCATATAAAGCTTCTTTAGTAACTGAGTTGGCAGGTCTTGCTGTATCAGGTGCTGAAATCTGTGTCTCTCTTGTTAAAGACTTCATTCTTTCTAACAACTTGAAGCCGTCAGCAGTAGTAGCTAAAGATTGTAGTGTCTCAAACTCACCTTGATCTAAAGTACCCTTCGCCCACTGAACAACATCTGTGATTCTTTGGTTAGCATCTGGACCAATCTTCTTCATCTCAGCTTCCATGTCAGGTTGAGAACCCATCATGCCTTCTATATACACACCAAGTAACTCACTATGAGCATCTTGAGATAAGCCTGCTTTCTGCGCCCAGTCATTGAAGTTAGCTAGTAGTGGATCATCTGATGGAATCTCTACCTCTAGTCCTTCAGGAATAACTGTCTCATATCCATCTGATGGCGCACCAGTAAATGAACCTAGTTTAGATTCTAAACCTAAATAAGCCTTTGCCTGTTCTTCTACAGTCTGATATTTACCTGACTTAAACCACTCTGGTGTTTCTCCCTCACCTGCTACACCTTCTGAAAGATACCATGCAGTATCATCAATCGTTGGTTCTGTTGTTTCTGTTGTTGCTTCTGAAGTTGCGTTCGTATCCGCTACTTCACTTGAGGCTACTGCCTCGTCTAGTAATGATTCTTCACTCATTGTTGTCTCCGTTATAAGCTCCGTTTTCTTGTCTCATAATGCAGGACTTAAACATCCGTACCACACTATTTTGACCCTCTCGATAGTATCCTGTACCTTCCACTTGGCCAGGTGTACACACTGCTGCTTTGATGTAACGATCTTCAAGCCACTCAAGAACCTTCTTACCGTCCTTTGATTTGAATAGCTTTGCGATCATCGCATCGAAATCTCTTTGACTCTCTATCATTGACCCTCTACAAGTTGTTGTGCTGCTTCAGGGTTTTGCATTGCTGCTTCTGCCATCTGTTGCTGCTGTTGTGCTTGCTGCATCTGCTGCTTTATCTCAGCTCTTGCTTCTTCATCTCTAATTAATGACTTATCAACACCCAATAGTTTAGCGATATGCTCAGGGAATGCTTCTAGATCTAGTCCGATCTGCATTGCCTCTGGACCAACCATGCCTGCATACTGTACAAACTGTGCAAGCTTATTAACTTCATCCATGTCTTGCTGTTGAGCAAGTGGTGAAATAACTTTAATCTCTACGACTTGACCACCTACCTTAATAGGTGCTACTTTCTTATTGCGTTCTAGGATGTAGTAAGCTCGTTTAATTAGCTTATTAATAAACTCAATCTGTAATCTACCAAATGATGAACCGATGTCTGACATTAACTCTTGTTGTCTAATACTGATCTCAGTTGCTGACTTAGTTGGGCCTGTTACTGCACCTAACTGATCGTGATATAAAGCTTTACGAATAGAGTCTCTTAAATCACCAAGGATTAACTCTGATACGTTGAAGTTGCCACCTGATACTAACGGCTGTAATGAGCCTTGCTGACCAACTGGTACAATCGCACCTGGTGCTACACTGATAGTCCATGGGTTTAATACGCCATCATCTACTGCTGTATATACACCTGCAATTTCTTTCTCGGCATTCTTCAGTACAAACTTAACAACTTCATTAGCTGTCTTAATGTCTGGTAATGCTGTCATGATAGGACCACGACCGTAACGCTCGCCTGCTACCTTAGACCATCTGAACACAATCCAAGGACTCTGCTCAAAGTAATCTTCAAATACAACGTGCTTAGTAGCTGACTCAATTACACAGAATGTATATTGCTTCTCTTTGTCATCCCAGATAGTAGTTTCAATAATGTGAACTAACTCATCTGGCTTCTCTTGCATCATTTTATGTACTGCTTCTGATGCTTTACCTTTAGGCCAGATACGCTCAATGTCTCGTGCTGCTACTGAGTGATCTCTAAATACGTTCTCGACTGTACCACTTGGGCCATCTTCGATAATAAGTTGTTTCAAAGGTACGGCCTTGAATCTTAATAGATCCTCACCTTCACCTTCTTCTAATAGTAATGCGCCTGTACCTACAGCAAGATCAAGGAATGCCTCATTAGCTTCTGTAGCTAAGTTGGAATTGTTGATATACGAGAATAAAGTATCTGTTTCCTTCTCTAGTTGAGCATCAATCTTAGTCTGTTGTTCTTTAGGAACTGCAGTACCTGCTGCCAACTTCGCCCACTTCTTAAAAGGTGGTACTAGTGTTGACTGTAGTCTTGATGCAAATCTCTGAGTAGCAATTAATGCTGTAGAGTCATAGATTCTTGTATTCTTTTTAGCACCAGAGGCATGTTGATTGAACACCTCACGTTGTGGCAGTGCATATTCGTAACACTCTTTCCAGTGTGACTCCCACGAACCTCTATGTGCTTTTGCAGTCTCGTATCTTTTAATGATAGAGCCTACTGCTTGGTTGCTCTTGCTATAGCTTGGCATTGTTTACCCCAGTGTCGTTGACTTTACACCCTTTTCATCGCCTGAAATAAGTAGTGATCTACCCATTCTACGTCTGAAGCCTGCTGATTGTCTTTTCTTTGCTGCAAATTCTTCTTTTCTAGTCTCACGATCTCTTTGCTCTTCAGCTTTCAATTGTGACTCGCTCGGTCCTGGTGCTGATGGTGATAGGAATCCCATGGTTTTCTCTCCGTAAATAGTTATACAATTTCTTAGGTGTTACGATCCAAAAGGCTCTAACCCCTATTAGATGCTTGATTATATTAACACAAGTCATGACTCCGCGGAAAATAAATTTATTCTCTCTACTTTTCCTTACATATAGCACCGTATGGCCTAATTCTAGCATCATTTCTGGTACATTATCCTCATGAGTGTATGGCATAACCTGAACTTCTAGCCATGATCCAAGTGGATCTACTAATATCCAGTTGAATCCATCATAACGAAACGCAAAGCAATGTCTGAAACCCTTTGATGTGAATAGATCCCATATATGCCATCGCCCACCATCCACGAAACACACGAACCAGTCTATTTCATTTTCTACGAGTTCAACCACGATGTATTTGCCATAGGTTGTCTCTTACCTGCTTCTGGTCTATTCTCTCTAAAGGCAATAGCAAAGTATCTAAACGCATCTGCGAAATGTGAACTCCAGTCATGTAATGGATGTGGTTTGTACACACCCTTCTTCTCATCAAACTCTTTGCGGTATCGTCTAAGAGCATTAAGGCCATCTTTAGTGCCTGTCTTCTCAAAATAACACTTAGGTAGTATAGCTCTAGCAGCATGGATGCCATCTTCAACTGATAGTCTTGGTACTACAAGGAAGTTAATGCCTAGCTTACGTGCTGTCTCTAATCTTGATTTACCTGTGCCTAGTTCACGTACTGCAATATCATGTGGTGCGTAGTGTCTTCCCATCACTGCTTGGTTCTTAACTCTCCAATCATGTAGATAGTTGATGTAGAATCCTAGTCCTTCACCTTGATTCTCAAACGCATGAACAATACGTAGCTCCATACCTACTTGCTGAACAAACCATATAGAAGTAGCATCTGCCACACCTAGATCCCAGTAAGTATCAACAGGAATGTTAGGCTCTACAACAAAGTTCATGATCTGACTATCGTCAATAAACTTAGCATAGTATGATCCATCTCTATTAGATAAGACTTCACCTTCCCAGACATGGTTGTATAAGTCTTCATTCTTTTCTTTGAGCTGTAATCTCTCGGCCTCTAACTCTTTAGGAAACCAAGGATTGTCATTGTAATTTACTTTAACAACGTATGAATCACTAGGTGGATGTAGTACAAAGCGATCGTAGGTATTATCCATTTCATCGTTTGGATTGAATGAACACCAGATCTCTGAGCCTTCCTTACGCAGCGTGGGGATCAAAGTTTCCCATGATGTGTGAGTAACTGATTCTGCTTCTTCCACCCAAACTATGTCCAGGCCTTCCATTGATTTAATCTTAGTGATGTTAGAACGCATACCTTCAAAGATAAACCTTGAACCATTAGTACCTAGTATCTGAGTCTTTTGTACATCAAAGTAAGCACCTAAGCCCATGCGCTCAATAGTATCACCTAGTAGTTGTAACACTGAGTCTTGAATAGATCGTTGTATCTCACGAGAGCATAGTATTCTTACTGGTTTTTCCCATGCTTTCTTTACTAGCATTGATGCAATAGTCCAAGACTTACCTGATCCACGCCCACCATAAGCAATCTTATATCTATGTGGCTTTAGGAAAGGTTCAAACTTTCTGGTTACATCTACATTAACCTTCATCGTACTCTTCTACTTCTCCACCATCAATAATGGTTACAATCACTTCATTGTCATTCTGCATTGATCCAGCTAAGTTAATATCTTTAGCATCACCATATCCACGATCCTTTAATACTGCGGGTGCAAACTTATTCAATACAACAGGGTTACGGTCTTCAAATACATGCTTGGCTATCTCATCTTCCCATCTATCTCTTAGTGCTTCTTTAGCCTGATCTACCGCCTCTGCGAAGTTGTCGGATGTGTTTAACCACTCATAATACGTTGATCTATGTATATCAGCAGTTCTACAGGCTTTAGAGATATTGCAATAACCAGACACCAAGCCATTGATGAACTTGATCTGTTTATCGCTTAATCCAGCGCCTATCAGTATAGGTAAATCGGTCATCCTATCGCTCCCTCTACGCCTCTGAATGATCCATCGTGCGCATCAAACATAAACGTAACTTCTTGGTTAGTCTTGTCTATACAATCACACACATCTTTGCCGTTCATGCCTCTTTGAAAAAAAGAAACATATGTTGTTACATTGTCACCCTCAATATAAAGCTTACCACTCAAGCCTGCACTAACATTTCCAGGACTTATGGTCTTAGTCATCATTGTTAGAAATTGTTGTAAATCACTCATTGCCTTCTTCCCATTGTTCGTTATAAGGTTTAATTCTGTATTGTTCTGTTTCAATAAACATAGGTACTTCTATGTCTTCCCAGTGTTGAACGCTTCTATCACAACATAACACCTCTAGCTTTTGGATGGTGTAGCCTTCAGCGAATGCGTGTATTACTTCTGCCCATTTGTGTGCTGTCATCTTTTTTCCTTTTTTGCTTCTCTTGCTTTCTCAGCTAACTTCTTGAATCTCTTTTGTCTTTCCCAATAGTCTTCAGGTATCTCTTTCAATTGACTCACACCTTAATTCCCATAGACTTCCACCATAGGTCTTCGGGTCTTGGCAGTATTATTCCAAACTCAGCTACAAATCTATCTACTTCTTCTAGGTAATCCTTCATCTCTGCTACCTTTAACTTCTTAGTTTCTATTGCTCTACTTGTTATATTACCATCTAAATCTGTAGAATCAACCGTTCCTAGTAGTTTCCTAACGAGCTTATCGTGCATATCGTCTTTACTATGCCCTATCTCGTCACCTATAATTTTATTCCACATCCACAGTAATTTGTTTTGAGCGCCACTTCTAGTTAATACATCTCTCTCTATAGAAATAATAGCCTTCTCGTCTTCAGGGAACTGACTAAAGTGACTTACTATCATTGATTCGATAATATGTCTCTTCTCTTTCTTGCGTTCAATTACTCGCTTCACATCAACCCCTTCTCAACTAAGATAGTTTGAGTCCTAACCATGCCGAATAAATGACTCAATAATAAATACTCTCTTTCGTGAATAGACTGCTTACGACCATCAAGAACGTCATGACAATTAGCACAACAGTAAGCACCATGAATATCTAGTACCTTGCCACCCATGCCACCACCGTTTAAATGTGCAAAGACAACTGTTTCATTATTAGGACCACCATAACAACCTTCTAAGCGAATAGTACATGCTTGGTTTCGTGCTGATTTAGTTATCTTTGACATTAGTGCAATTCAATCCTGTGGTATTTTTCTTTTGCATTTAGGTACGCCTTTCTCGCTTCTCTCTCGTTATCATAACTGCCAAGACTTGTCTTTTTTCCATTGAGTTTTATTTCCGCTTTAAACTTATTAGTAGGCTTATTCCAATAGTATCCTTTTGCATTAGGTCTATTAAAACTATTCTCTTGGTTTGTAACAAGTCTTAAATTGCCAATACTATTGTCATCCTTGTTTCCGTTGATATGGTCAACACATAAATCTTTATCTATTTCACCATTATGGTATATCCAAATCATACGATGAGCAAAATACCTAGTGCCATTGACACTAATTACTATATAGCCATTATCATTAAGACAGCCTGCAACATCGCCAACCTTTACACGGTTACTTCTGCTGACTTTACGAATCAAATTACCATCTTTGTATTCAAATAATTCTTTTAATAAGTCTTTTGTCATTTCCTATTGACCCCTCGCTGATTTAGTTATCTTACTCATAGTACGTTTATCTGCCAATCAATACAAGCCTCAATAACATCTGCCACTGAGTACACTACTTTGACTTCTCCTCCTGCCTCTTCAAGTCTTCCTATCATCTCTTTCTGAGCAGGGCTTAATCTACCTTTGCCACCTAATACAGTCTTTGGTCGTTTAACCTCTAAGAAGAATGCCTGGCCTTCATGAATAATACAAATATCTGGCACTCCAGCCTTTACACCTTCAGCCTTTAGTTTCTTCGCAGTGATTAAGTTTCTCTTGCCACCGTTGGGAATTGCAAAATACATGACATTGCGTACATCTAGATAGTGACATATTGCCTTCTGAATTTGATGCTCTTGATCGTTCATATCCCTGCCTTTGCTCGTTTTCTTAGTATTTTCGCTTCATAGTTTGCTAATAGAACATGTAGCATTTCCATTTGGTGACGAATCTCCCCACCATCAAACTCAATATATTGGCGGTTGTACATTCTATAAGTTTGAGGCTCAAATTCATAGTCGTATTCTTCACACGCTTTTTTGTGCTTTGCTTGTTGTTCATTAAACTCTTCTAAAGTCTCGTGTTTAGAACCATGTTTTTGAGGTTTGAGTCGTGATTCTGAAATATTAATCCACTCTTCAAACAGGTCTTTTACAATGTCATATTCGCTTCTAGTCATTTCTTTGCTTCTCTTAGTAAGTTATTACAAATATCAATAGCACTATCACAAATATGTTTCTTTACGTCTTCGTCATCAATACGCCTAATCTGTTCTAGTAGCTCTTTGATACCTGTCATTGCTTGTTTACATTGAGCTGGTGTGTGCTTAACTATCATTTCTTCCCCGATTGTGATGAAGGCTTAGTATCTTTACTCGTACAGTAAGG